GGACGCCCGCGAAAGGGAAAGCCCGGCGCATGTCCTCGCGCAGCGGCTGGCCACCGGTGGCCGAGAAGAACTTGTAGGCCTCTTCAGTCTTGGGGTGACTGATCAGCTTGTCGAAGAACTCCGAGCTCACCAGCGCATGGGCGGTGGTCATGGTCTCGCCGAGCAGATTGTCCTCCATGGCGCGCAGCACACTGCGAACCTTGCCCTGCACATTCGTGCCAGCAGTGCCAAACACAAAGTCGATCGAGATCTTCTCGAGGCCAAACTCAGAAAAGTAATCGTAAAGCGTGGTGCCAGCGCCGTCCTTCACGATACCGCGCAGGGCGTTCATCTCCATATATTCGCGGGTCTGAGCATGCTTGCGGCGCATCAGGGTCAGCTTGCGGTTCATCACCTCGACCAGCGGATCAGCGGCGTTAGAGAGGCCCAAGGCAGGCATGCCCTGGATATCTGCGGGCAGGATGACATCGTCATGCGGGATCCAGGGCAAGGCAAAGGAGCGCATTGAGCGCGCCTCGCGGGTCCCAACCGTGGCAGGTGCGCCCAGCGGGACGGACGGCAGGAGGCTCAACACACCCTCGCGCTGCTCGATGACAATTGAGCGCTGTGTGACGCCTTCAAAGCGAAAGAGGCCGATCTGGCCCAAGCGGGTATAGAGGTTGGGCAGGATATTGATCGCCTGCGTCATCTCGGCGAGCGAATAGCCGCCCGTGTCAAACGGGTTACGGGTGATAGTCATGGGAAACTCCGGGGGAATGAGGGCGAGGAGGTGGTGTGGCGGTTATCGACGTTAAGGTGTCTGTGCACGGCGTGCGTCATGCACCGCTAATCAGGCGGTATCGCGCGGAATGATACCGAGGGTTGCGAGCTGGCCGTGTTTGGTTGTGGTTTTGGCGGCATCATCCACGGTGGCGTCAAAGACGAGGGCGGCTTTGGAAACGATGGCGGGGCCGCGCGCGATGACAATGCCGGTACCATCAGCGTCAGAGGCATCGACTGCGTAGAGCAGCATGGCGGCCGCTGTCTGCGCGCCATCTGTGCCGCCCGAGGTCGCCAGCTTGTATTTGCCGCTGGCGGTAATGCGGCCCAGAACAGCACCCACTGGATAGGCGGTCCCTGCTAGCAGTGTGATGGTCTCGCGGGTAAAGTTTGGATTGAGCTCGTATTTGAGGATATCGCCAAGGCTGGGCGGTTGGGTCAAAACGGTCATGTCGAGGATCCTTCTGAAGGTGGAGGAAAAAGCTATCAGCCGCTGGAGAGGCACGACTGGGCCTTAAGATGGCGTGGGAGTATTGCGGCCGTGGAGCCGCTCAGTGCTTTGCGCCAGAAGCCGCGGCGCGTTTAGCCGCCGCAACAATGGGGCTTTCGCTGTTTGCAGACGCCGCCGGAGGGGGGGCTGTTGCCACCACATCGCGCGCATCGGCTGCGGCTGCGGCGTGCTCTAACACCGATCGGCGCAGCGCCGCGGGCGTGGTGCCCTCCCTCAGGGCTTTTGCCGCGTCGATGGCAATGCCGAGGCGTCCCGCTTGTGCTGCGATCTCGGTGATCTCTGCCGCTTCAAGGCGAAGCTGTGCGGAAAGTTCCGCGCGCATGGATGTCTGGAGGGCTGAGACGGGGTCAGCTTTTGAAGGTCCAGGTGCCAGTGCAGTTGCAGCAGCAGCAGGCGGCACGTCTGGGTCTGTGCTATTATTTTGGGCGAGGTCACTCTGTGTTTGGTTGTCTTGAGGGTCAACAGGGGCTGGTTCGGTCTGTGGCAAGGTGTCGTTGCTCATGAGAGGATCCTTTCTGGATTGGGTTTGGGCCGTGGTGGCCACGCGGGATGGGAGGGGTGCGCGGATGGGGGACAAGCTTTGTCGAAAGGTGGCAAAGCCGCGCTGCAAATCGGTAACCTCATCGGCGAGGCCTGCGGCGACGGCTTCAGCGCCGCGAAAACTGGCAGCCTCAGTGGCCAGTGCAGCCTCATGGTTAAGTCGCACGCCCCGTCCTGCGGCCACCGTTTCTGCAAAGAGGAACCGCAACACTTCGATTTCGCGCTGGATGTCGCTCTGGATATCAGCGGGCAAAGGCGCGTAGGGATTGGCATCGATCTTGTGTGATCCTGCATGGACCAGCGTGACGCGCACCCCGGCTTGATCAAGTTGACCGCTGAGATCAGCATGCATGACGACAACACCGATGCTGCCGACGGCTCCGGTGCGCGGCAGCAAGATACGATTGGCCTGGCTCGCCAGCGCGTACCCGGCCGAGAACGCGTGTTCGGCCACAAAAGCCCAGACGGGTTTGCTGGCGCGAACCGCACGAATGCGATCTGCAAGGTCAAAAACCCCCGCAACTTCGCCGCCAAAACTGTCAATTTCCAATGCGAGGCCGCGCACGGACGAGTCGCTTGCTGCCGCGTCAATCTGAGCTGCGATCCCTTCATAGCTGGTCTGGCCCGAGGACTGTCCGATCCAGCCCCCGCGGTGGATCAGCACGCCGGAGATCTCGATCACGGCTATACCATCAATAACTGGATAGAGGCCCTCACTATGCTGGCCAAAGCCCTCGGCAAGCCCACCAGCCAAAATGCTGGCGCGGGCTGTTGGCATGGGGGCGCTTTCCAACGCGAGGCCTTGATCCAGCGTCTCGACTTGGCGTCCAAGGATGCGCGGCCCAAGGCCGGACAGAAACGCCATGGCTTTGGAGGGCTCAACCAGCAGCGGCGTGTTGAAGGCGCGCGCAGCAATGCGGGCGTGGAACATCAGGTCTGGTCCTCAGGGTTGCGCGAAGGATCTTCCGCGTCATCGGTTTCATCTGCTGGGTCTTTATCGTCGTCTTGGTCCCCGTCCTGTGCCGGGTCTGTTAAAGCCTGCACGCCTTGTGCGGGCGAGCCGGGGCGGCGGAAGTCGAGGCCGAGTAATCGCTCGCGTGCGCGCTCAGCCGCAATTTCGCGGTCGACTTGTTCCGCGTCGTAGCCACGCTCGGCAATGGCTTGGCTGCGGGATTTGAGGCCCGCCTCGATCTGGGCAATCTCGGCATTGGCATCCTTCAGGGGGTCGACCCAATCCCACTTGGTGGGCAGCCAGTTGGCCGCAAGAAAACGTGACCGGTCGGCCTCATAGCCGGGAAGGTCCAGTGCGCTGGACATTACGGCGGCATCCATCCAGCGCGCATAGACGGGACGGCAGAGCTGGTAGACCATGACCGAGTGCTGCCAGGCTGAGACGCGGCGCCGAAATTCGATAAGTGCAAGGCGTGAGTTCGAAAAGTTACCCTTCACCATGTCATTGGTCAGATAAGGATAAGGAATGCCCAGCGCCGAGGCGACCTGCAGCAGCGTGCGGTATTGGAACGGCTCGTAAGTCGCCCCTGAATCCGCAGGCTGGCCCACGGTCACGTCCTCGCCCGGATCTAGACGCACGATTTGGCCGGGGCTGATCTCAAACCCGCCCAGCGTGTCGTCATCCTCTGACGGCAACAGTGGGTTTTCCGGAGCGGGAGAGGTCACAAACATCGCATACATCGCCGCCACTTTTTTGCGGTCGAGCTCGGCATCGTCGTATTGATCTAGCAGAAACAACTTCACGATGGCCGGTGCCAGCTTTGAGACCCCGCGCAGTTGACCCGCTTCAACGGGGTCGATCACATGGATCACCTCTGAGGCGGGCACGCGGACCATTTCGCCCGCCAGCCCTGGATCGGTGCTGTCGCCGGGGTGCCGCCGGAGGAAGTGGTACGCCACACGGCGTCCAACCCGGTCGAACTCGATCCCCTGACGGATAGCATTACCATTGCCAGCCACCCCCGTCTGATGCAGCGGCAACATCTCGGCGGGCAACATCTGCAGCTGCAAGGGAACTGACAATCCGTCACCTGCACGTCTTGGGCGGATCCGAAAGAAAACCTCACCGGCCAGAAACACCTCACGTGCCGCGCGCCGCTGCAGCCCGTAGAAATCTGTCAGACCTTCACTGTCAGCCTCATCCGTCCAGGCCAGCCAAAGGCGTTGCAGCTCTTCCTTGTGCGCCGCGTCTGCAATTTGCGAGATTGGTTTGATCCCGTCGCCCACGGTATTTGCAGCCCAGCTTTCAACGGCATTGGCCGCATAGCCATTGTTGCGCACCAACCAGCGGGCGCGTGCCGTGATATCGGGTCCTGACGCCGCAATCAGCGCATTCACATGCGCGCGCGTCGCCTGGAACCCGCGCAGACGGCGATGATGCTGGCCAGCATCAAAACCACCGACAAAGGCCCCGAGGCGCTGCCGCCAGTTCATCACAGGTCCTTCACGGCATGAGGGTGAGAGATCCGCCCAGCGCCGCGCTCGGCCTTTGCAATGCGCCGTTCGATATCAAAGACAGCAGCCGCCAATTCAGCATCGGTGCCATAGGTCAGGGTTTTGCCATCATAGCTTACGGAGCGCGTGCCGCTGTAGCGCGCCGCTAGCAACGCGCTGTGGCGGGATTTGAGATCATCGAGGGTCATTGAGTACTCGCTATTCCATGTATTTGGGCGTGCTTACCCGCCAACCGCGCTTGCGCGGGGCGGCAATCCTTCCGGCTTGAGGCTCGGACGGTCTGTCAGTGTCGGCTTTGGCAGCAGCCGTGATCGTCTCCACCCCGGCTTGTTTTTCGAGCTGCCGCCACATCCGTTCATCGAAGCGGTCAGCACCGAGGATCCAGGCGGCGGCGCGGGCATAGACGCGGGTATCGAGCGCCTCATTGCGCTCGCGCATCTTTTGCCATTCCTGGCGCGCGTAGCCCCGCTTGTTACGGATTGTGACGAGCTGCTCGGCCACCAGCTGCTTTAGCCATTCGCTGTCAGCCCAGTCTGGCAGGTGGATCGTGCCCGCTGGATTTGACACGCCACTGGCACGGTCTACATCGCTCGGCCGTTCCAGCCGCAGATAGCGATAGGTCTCCGCCTTGAAGGTCGCCGTGGCCACTGTCCAAAGCCGCGCACCACGTTTGAGCTTTCGTCCGTTCACGGTCGCATCAACAAAGGTTGGCCCAGAGACCGGCGTGGTTCGGTTGAATCCCTCCAAGCCTTTGACGGGGGCCACCTGTGCGATGCCTTGGATGCGAGCCCATGCGTAGACGGCAGCCGTCTCATACCCTGTGTCGATGGCTAACTTTGCTAGGGGCATGACCGCGCCGTGTTCATGAACCCATGTCTGGCCAAGAAGGGCCGTCAGCTGGTTCCAGCAGGCCGGATCATCCGGCCCGCCCGGGATCACGATGTGATCGACAAGCCAGCTTTCGAGGCCCCGACCCCACGCCCAGACATCGACTTCGATGCGGTCTTTCTGCACGTCAGCCCCTGCTGTCAGGAACAGCCCGCGTGCAGGGATCTGGGCCACAAACGTCTCACGGCGATCCGCGAGGCGCTGCCATTCCGGCGCATCGCCACTCTCGACCCACGTTTCGCCCAGCAGCGTGTTGCGCGCCGCGCGCAGCATTTCGTCCGAGCCTTGGGCTGCCAGCCAGTCACGGGCGATCTGTTCCCAGCTTTTCCAGCCAATCGGCGAATAAAGCGCTGAGAGGTGAAAGCCGATCGCGTTCGGGTTGGCGGAAACCGCCGTTGCACGCCATTCACCCTTGGCCAGCATCGAGGTCTTATGATGCTCTGCGATAGGCTTCTCGCAGCCTGCGCAATGATACATGGCCGTTTCCGGCTGCCCCTTGTCCCAGCGCAGCCGCTCGAACTGCAGCCATTGCCGATGGTCGCAATGCGGGCAGGGCACAAAATAACGCCGCTGATCACTGGCCTCGAACTCCCGCTCGATCCGGCTAAGGCCCCGAATGGTTGGGGTCGAGACCATGAACACCTTGCGGCGATGCGCAAAGGTCGTCGTGCGGGCCTCTGCCAGCGTGACCGGATCGCCTTCTTCGTCAGCGGAGGCTGGATAGGCGTCAACCTCGTCCAGAAACACATAACGCGCGGGCATCGAGCGCAGGCCAGTGGCTGAGTTCGCCCCGGTCAGCACCAAGAT